ATGGCAACCTCAATCAATCGACTGACAGATAGAAAATTAAAGTCACTGCTTGGCGTTCGCGCTGAGAAGCTCACCAAAATATCTGACGGTGGCGGATTGATGGTGCGTATCACCAAGGCAGGAGCTATCACTTGGTTGTACAAGTATCGCCTTGGTGGACGTGAGACTGAGGCTATCCTAGCCACGCTGGGCAAGTATCCAGACCTCACCCTGGCTAAAGCGCGTGAAATGCGTGACCAGTGCCGTCGCTGGCTGGCTGAGGGCCGCGATCCGCAAAGGATGCTCAAATTAGACCGAGAAACCACACTGAAGCCCGTCACCGTTAAAGATGCCCTGGAATATTGGCTAACTGAATATGTTGATGGCAACATTGTTAATGCCGTTCGATATAGAGAAAGGTTCAATAACCACGTTTACCCCTATATCGGGGATATGGCCCTATCTGATTGTGAAACTCATTATTGGTTAAAATGCCTTGCCCGAACGAAGAAGAAAGCGCCAAGCGTTGCAGGTATGATTCTGCAAATGTCACAGCAGGCGTTTAAATTCTGCCGTATTCGTCGTTATGCCGTTTGTAATGCCCTTGACGGATTATCAGCGCAAGATATTGGCGTGAAGCATAATAAGCGTAAAAGAGTTTTAACCAATAGCGAATTAACCGACATGCTGGTGGCTTTGAATAATGATTTCTTCTCGCCTTATTATCAGGAATTGTTCTATCTACTGGTAGTCTTTGGCGCTCGAACCGTTGAAGTTAGATTATCTGGTGTGAATGAATGGGACTTAAATTCAATGCTATGGACAGTTCCAGAAGCACACAGTAAAACGGGTGAGAAGATAATAAGGCCAATCCCTGAAAGAATGCTGCCTCGAATTAAACGACTTAAAGAGGTCAATACAAACTCCGGGTATTTGCTTGGTGAGTTCAAAGAGAATACCGCCGTTAGCTCGACTGGTGGCCGAATCTGTGAAAGGCTGGGCCATTCAGAACGCTGGCGCTTACATGACCTGCGCCGCACCTTCTCCACCGGCATGAATGATTTGGGTATCCCTCCGCATATCGTTGAATTATTGCTAGGGCATACCCTAGGCGGTGTTATGGCCGTCTATAACCGCAGCCAGTACCTACCGGAGAAGCTGGACGCGCTAAACAAGTGGATAGACCGCTTAGAAGTGCTAGCGGGCAATCATGAAAATGTGGTTTTGCTATCCGGTAGTAGAACAGCGTAAAATGATAAAGCGAGGCTAGGTCGGCCAACCGAAAAGCGGGAAACCCTACCCGCCTGCCACGCTTAATATTAGGGGCGTTGAGGGTGACGCTATGCTGATCAGACGTAAGAGTGATTTGCCGGAGTATTTCGATTTAGATAAATACAAAGCTTTTGATTCACTGGATGATAGAGAGTTTTTTAATCAATTGCTGGCGCGACATTACATGGTTGCTGACTATGAGCAATGGATAGATGAAGAAGATATAAAAGCGATAATGTCTAACCCTGTTACAGACAGGAAATATAGCGAAGACGCTTTTTCTGGTGTTGATTACGTTCAACTCGATGCTAATGAAGTAAAATCCAGCGGAGATAAACGTCTTGGATGGTCAATGCTGGTTGAACCTTTGCGCCGCCATGATGTATTCAAGATATCGCATTCAAAAAAAGTAATTGATGAATATGATGATACGGATACCGTAGGGCTACTGGATGATGTCAACTTGGTTGATGATTTTGGTGATGACTTTTTTGTTAAATTGGATTTGAGATATCCAGATGAATTTTTAATTGAAGATTTATCATCATTACTATCTTCGTGGCGTAAAACCTTGAATATCCCAGATCCAAATAACGATTTAACAATAAATTCATGGGAAGTGGTAAGAACTAAAATTTTAAGATATGGAATATTTCCATACGCTGATTTATTCGCGTGGCAAAAGATTACTGGAAACAGGATAAAGAGTAGCGTTCTTGCTGGTGCAATTTGTCCTGATCTTTCTATTGGAGAGAAGCAACTATGTGAAACGATTAAGCCATTTTTCGAAAAAAATCTCTCACATTTATCGATGGAAAAATTTGAGAGAGAAATTCGCGAGAGGTTAATTGAGCAAAAAAACAGACGCAAAAAATAACTTTTTTTGTTCTGTATCAGTAAGATAATTACAGTTGCAATATACCTCCACAGCACAAGAACAGACAGGAAGATTCCTTCTGAATGTGTAAAGTGGAGGAAACATGCCAAATACGATTTTTACCCCGCCAAACCCAGAACAGCGTCGCACTATCCTTACGGAATACGGCTTCATCTATGATAAACGCATCCGTGAACGCGAATGCCAAGACATTACCAGCCTTTCACGCACAACTCGCTGGCAGTTCGAAAATGAAGGTAAATTCCCACCCCGCTGCCATTTTGGCCGTAATAGCTGTGCCTGGTTGCTTTCCGATGTGTTGTGGTGGGTGCGTAACCCACCGGCTGTGGAAAACGTCAATAACCCATACAGTCGTAAATCGGCCTAGCAAAATTACAGCGCAATTACCCGCAAGTTCGCCTGAACAGCGAAAAAAAATTAATTTGCGGGAGTTTGCACGTAGCAACCAGCAGTATCACAAAAGCTGTCGCGGCGGCTCTAATTAACGACTAATCGGAGCAATAGAAAAATGGTATCGAAAAAAATTACTGCCTTAGCTGGCTGTGGCCAAACTCAGCCCAAAGCCATCCAGGAAGATATTTCCCATGAGATTATTCCGTTGACAGTGGGTGTTATTGACGGAAAAGCGGCGATGGTTACAGATGCCCGTAACCTGCATAAGTTTCTTGGTAACAGGGAGCTGTTTGCGAACTGGATTAAACAGCGTATCGAGCAGTACGGGTTTATCAAACACGTGGACTACGAGACTTATTTGGAAAGTTCCAAAAAAGGTCGCCCGCGCACCGAATATCGAATCAGCTCGGATATGGCTAAAGAGCTTTCAATGGTTGAGCGCACTGAACGAGGCAAAGAAGCTCGCCAGTACTTTATCGAGTGTGAAGAACGCTTGCGCCGCGTAGCCCCAGAAGAACATAACGCCGCACTACTGAACTGGCGTAAAAATCGTGTGGCGGCCTGCGAAGATCACAAGAATATGGCTGAGGCGATGAAGGGTTACATTGAGCGTACCGGCGACGGCCAGAAAGGTTTTGCGTACAGCAACGAAAGCCGATTCCTAAACAAGCTGGTGCTGGGTGTCGATCCAGTGAAGTGGGCAAAGGATAACGGGGTTTCCTCGAAGCAGGTGCGCGACAAGATGAACGCCGATCAGTTGGCGCTACTGGCTTATCTGGAAAGCCGTAATTGTGCCCTGCTGGATCTAGATACCCGGACAGCAGCCCGTAAGACAAAACTCACTGAGCTGGCCCAACGTTGGTTGGTTAAACGTCTGGAGATGCTGGAATGATGGACTATGAAACAAAAGCGGCCTTGCTGGGCCGCCAATGTCAAAGCACAAAACTTAAGTCAACTCAACATAACACGCTGGTGGATCTGGTCAATATGACCGAGGGGGGAATTCCTCCATCGCCTAACTATCGAACTGTTCCTGCAACTGCTGGGGGTATTTCTACAGATCTGCATGGGGTATATCCAAAACTGGATACACCCTATCAATACGAGGTGTACGGGTTTTTACGCACACCCCATATGGGGGATGGAACGTTGTCACACTACGAAAATTTCGTAGGTCAGCCCTTTGGCTCGATGCCACGTTGCTGCAACTCCTTGCGGATGATGCGCTTAATCCAGGCTGCAAGTGACTCATCACCATCTTGCCTCTGTGCTTCTTCCATCGAATCACGCAGTTCAGGATCTAGCCGAAATTGGAATGGTGGATTTCCACGTCTTTCATTTTTGTGTGTTGACACGTTCAGTACACCCGATGTAGTGTGTTTATGTGTAATGACACATTACATGCACATGAATGAAAAGGCAACGCCCCGGAGTGCGGTAACACTGCCGAGGCGTCTCACCAAACCGTTATACGAGGTAACGATCATGGCTGACATCAAGTCTACCCAAACTCGCCTTGAATTTACATGGCGTTTTCTTGCCACCACCGGCGCACGGATCACCGTCGTTTACACCAACGCATGCACAGAGAGTGAAGCTAGGGCCAATTGCCCTGGCTGGAAGCTGATCTTTGCTGCCCGTTTTCCACTTCATCAATTCGAGGTGGTGCATCATGCGTAAGGGCTACAGCACTACTGATATTTTGCCTTGTCGTTATATAGACGTATGGGGAATAAATCGCCTAAGTGAACAGTCTTCTGTATTGGCCTTGGCAATAGGCAAGTTGGCGAAAGACGGACAAATGGAAGATTGCGAGATGGAGATTTTACTTCAGATACAAGAAGGCCTATCCGATCAAATCAGCAATAGACTGAGAAAATTTATGAGGGAAGGTGAAGATGATTAACCCTATACCTCTCGATTTAGCTGCGTACCGTGCAAACCTGCTTAGTTCCCTTTTTGAAGTGTTGATGGAGAAAGCTGGTAACGAAGAAATATCTAACCAATTGACTGATCTAATCAACATTGCGTGGAATATGAGCGAAGAGATACGCCAGTCGTTGAATAAGGAGGTTGGCAATGATTAGTAATGTCAAATTCAACGAACTGGAAAAAAGAGTAGAGGCGCTCGAACTGGCATTGTCGGCTATGCAGCGTAAAGGTGATATGCCGGAAGGCATGGCCCAACTAACCACACTGGCGGCAGAAATGGGCCTATCTACCAGCAAGGCGGAAGAACTGGCGCGTAACTGCGGTGTGATGACTGTGAAGCAGGGGAACGGCCACATTGTGCATGAAGCAAAATTCCGTGAAGCGGCGCTGGTCGTTATCCGGGGAGCTAAACGCAAATATGGCAGTAAATACTGGTTCCACCCTCTGATCGGTAAATTCATCATGATCAAGGGGGAGAAGGTATGAGCCGGGTACAGAAGGACTGCATAAACCAATGGCCTGATGAGCTGTTTTCCTGTGTTTATCGCTGGGTGAATGGTCGTCCTATTGAGAAAGCGTCAGCAGCGCAGGCCATACTGCAGACCACTACGGGGACCCCGTTGAATGTCCTAGCCGGGAAGCTTAGTACGTTCGCCATTGGCAATGTTACGCCGGAGTGGCTAGCCGACAACGGGTTTCAATCAGCCAGGGCGCCAGAGTCCGCCCGGGAGAAGCGTGAAGCCGTAGTGTTGGAGTTTATCAGCCGGCCTGAGCTGGTGGCCGCGCTGTCAGATGCTGAGCGGGTTAACCGGGTATTTAACGCCGCCCCGTCGGCAGTTGAGCCAGCAGTTACCCCAGCCTTAAATCAAATGGGGGCCAGTCAACGAGGAGAAGTGTTATTGGCTCGCTATGATGGGGCACTGGCCATACATGGCGATTCTGACACTGTTCACCATTACGACAGCGTGATCTGGAAGCCTGTGCCAGATAAAGAGCTGCAGCGGGAAATGGCCGCCATCTTCATCGAGTCCGAGATCTCTTACTCGCAGAACGGCATTAAATCGGCAGTGGATACGATGAAATTGAGCCTGCCGCTGATGGGAAGTACTGCTCGTAACCTGATCGGGTTCAGCAATGGCGTATTTGACACCAAGGCCGGGGAGTTTCGATCGCATCGCCGTGAAGATTGGTTGCTGATCGCCAGCAGTGTTGAGTTCTACCAGGCGGAGGCAGGGGAAACACTGGCAAGTCATGCGCCGAGCTTCTGGAAGTGGCTTACTCGTTCCACTGGCGGTAATGCCCGTAAGGCTGATCGAGTGCTATCAGCGCTGTATATGGTGATGGCCAACCGCTATGACTGGCAGCTATTCCTTGAGATAACCGGCCCTGGTGGCAGTGGTAAGAGCGTGTTGGCGGAGATCTGCACCATGCTGGCGGGTAAGGCTAATACAGTGTCGGCCAGCATGGCGGCGCTGGAGAATCCGAGGGAGCGGGCGCTGGTGGTGGGTTACTCGCTGATTATTATGCCGGATATGTCCCGCTATGCCGGTGACGGTGCTGGCATAAAGGCGATTACAGGTGGTGATAAGGTTGCAATCGACCCCAAACACAAAGCGCCTTACTCCACTCGCATTCCTGCGGTGATTCTGGCAGTCAACAACAACGCCATGAGCTTTAGCGACCGCAGCGGGGGGATCAGCAGGAGGCGGGTTATCTTCAATTTTGCCGAGGTTGTGCCGGAGAACGACCGTGATCCAATGCTGGCAGAAAAGATTGAAGAGGAGCTGGCCGTCATCATTCGCCACCTGTTGACCCGGTTTGCTGACCAGGGTGAGGCCAAACGGCTACTGTTCGAGCAACAGAAATCAGAAGAGGCATTGGCTATCAAGCGTGAGGGGGATTCGCTGGTGGACTTCTGCGGCTATCTGATGGCCTCTGTGCAGTGTGATGGCATGTTTGTTGGTAACGCCAGTGTGATCCCGTTCAGCCCCCGCAAGTATCTGTATCACGCATACATGGCGTATATGCAGAGCAACGGGTTGAACAAACCTGTGTCATTAACCCGATTTGGTACGGATATGCCTGGTGCAATGGCTGAGTATGGGAAGGAGTATCTCAGGAAGAAAAGCACCAAGGGGAACATTCGATCCAATGTCAGTCTGAGCGACGATGCAGAGGAATGGCTGCCAGCAGCAACAGGCGGTACAGAGTAGAAGTTATTAGATAAGTGTCCACCACTATCCACTCATTAAATTATATATTTAAAAACATATAGTTAGTGGGTGGATAGTTTAACTTTAACTCTCCACTAAGTATCCACCTCTCCACCTATTTTGAAAGAGGGTGGTGAGTTGGAGTGGAGACTTACGGACACTTAAAAATAAACTAACCACCTTTTAACGTAATGATTTAATTAGTTAAAATAATGAAAGTGGATAGGTGGACAGTTAAACACATAGTTTTATTTTTTTTCATGCCGTGGGTTATATTCTGAGATTTCAGAAATGATAGTTGCGAGGTAAAAAATGAACACAACTTTCCTACTGATGGCTGAGTATGAAACAGCAGTCATACCATTGTCGCAGATCGCTGAGAAGTACCTCGGCATGAGACCAGCGACTGCAGAAAATAAAGCTTTAATTGGTCAACTATCTATTGCCACGTTTCGCGTTGGCGATACTCAAAAAGCACCACGGATGGTCCATATTAGCGACTTGGCTGAGCATATTGACCAGCGAAGGGCTGAAGCTAAGAAAGAATTGTTAAGAATGAAATAATATTATTTAGGATGGATACATGATAGAGAAAAAATCAGGCATCGAAATACTGGACATACACCAAGCCCTACCCGGCATTAAAGTTGAAGTGGTAAACCGGAAAACAAAAGAAGTGGTCGCCGTGCATGACGTGATCAGTTATGTCGATGTGAACTACTGGCACATCTACAGTGATGAGCCAAGAAAACGATTGATGCCATGCGTTAAGGTTAATGGTGAGGCTGTGCCATTTGAAGCGCCAGCGGGGCACTATATGATTACTGTATTTATTTAAACAAAACGAAGAGGACATTTTATGAATGAAAAATTAAAATCTGAGATTGAGCGTTCAAAGCAACTCATCAAAGAAATTAAAGAACACCATGATTATTACGGCATCACAGATATGAGTACGATGCACACCACCCATTATCGACAGTTACTTAAAGATGGAGCCTTTTTCTGGATTGACCATCATGATTTTGTACGCAGCACATTTTCAGAGGAGATCCTTGCGACCAATCGAGAACAACTGGACGCGATGATCGATCACCTCAAACATTACAGGGAAAAGATGCCCCCACCGCCTGAATGGATGAGCGATAAGTAAGTATCTAAGCCTGGGTATTTCAATCCAGGCTTTTCTTGATACTATTTATTTTTTGGTAACTGTACTAGTTTACGAATAGCCTCAATCCCCTCCGGGTGTACTACCTGAGTTGGTATTATTGAACGTATTGATCTCGCCCATTGTATGGTGTTCTTTTTCCTTTTTCCGTAATAAAAATTCTTCCAAACTAATATTTCTCTCTGCTTCATGTCTCTTTTGTTTTTGCTTTTTAGTATCTTTTCTAAGTATCCGCCATTTAATGAAAATAGATGTTTTTTTTCGGAGCCCTTCCATTTTTTAATGTTTTCTATTTCTTTGCTGAATAAATTCAGGCTTTCACCCTCCCTAATGTCTATAGAGTAACTTAAGACTTTACAGTATCTCCTTATTTCCCATACGCACCTATCAAGCCTTAATAGTTCATTTCCGCAAGTATACATTTCTTTTTCTAAGTAACGGTTTGGTCCTTGCTGGTCTATATACTCTATGAATTTTATTACATCATCACTTAGATCTAAATCCAGTCCGGGAATTTCATTTATTCTATTTAAAGATGCTATCAAATCATGACTTAATTTTAGAGTTTTTTTGTTATTGTAGATGAGAATTGCTTTCAAGTACTTCTCAATGGATTGCTGTGCCATCCATAAAAACTGCAGTGTTAACCCGCTTTTATGGCAGACTCTTGCAGCTATATAATCTTGATCCGCTACATCCCTAAAAGATCTTGTTGCTATATTATTTGTGTAGACGTGGTCTTCCATTACTCCTCCTGCCAGTCGTATTTTTTTAGATAAACCATCACATGAATTGTAAATTATTTGTTCGTGCTCGTTCATGACTGTTTAACCATAATTTACTGTGTTTACATGTAGGTTACTATGTATATGTTATGGGGTGACACTCCGACGGGAGCCGTCACTTTAGCCGTTTAACACCCACCTTTCCGCACCGGAATTTTGTTAAACGGCTTCACCCTCTGAGTTGGTTTCCCGTCTGTATTCACACTATACGGAAACCGCCATGAAAAAATTGCTTGAACTTCGCCAGAAGAAAACCGAACTAGCCACCCAAATGCGCTCTCTGCTGACCAAGGCGGAAGAAGAGAAGCGCAGCCTCAATACCGACGAATCCAAACAGTTCGACGAACTGCGCAGCCAGACTGACGCCATTCAGGCCGATATTGTCCGCTATGAAGCGATTGCCGATGAAGAGCGCAGCCAAGGCGACAAAGCCAAACCCGCGACCGATGGCAAGAAAGTAACCAATGCCGAGCTGCGCCACTACATCATGACTGGCGACACCCGTTCACTGTCTACCGGCGTTCCGGCTGACGGCGGCTTTACGGTTATCCCCGATCTGGATAAAGACATTATGCGCCAGCTCTCTGATGAATCGGAGATGCGCCAAATCTGTACGGTGAAGACCACCGGCAGCAACGAATATAAAAAGCTCGTGTCTGTTGGCGGCGCGGCGGTAGTTCACGGGGAGGAAGGTGTAGCCCGTAGCGAAACCGCGACGCCGAAGCTCGAAGAGGTCAGTATCAAACTGTTCCCGATCTACGCTTACCCAAAAACCACCCAGGAAATTCTGGATTTCAGCGACGTAGATATTTTGGGCTGGCTGACCGAAGAGATCAGCGACACCTTTGTTGAAACCGAAGAAACCGACCTGGTTGCCGGAGACGGCAGCAAAAAGGCAAAAGGCTTCCTGTCCTACCCCCGCGCAGCTACCGCAGACAAAACCCGCCCGTTCGGCACCCTGGAGAAAATGAACTCAGCGGGCGTAGCCGTGGCCTCCGATGAGCTGATCGACCTGCTGTTTAAACTCAAGAAAAAATACCGCAAAAACGCCGTATGGGTGATGAACTCCAACACCGCCGCTAGCCTGCAAAAGCTGAAGAACGGCAACGGTGATTACATCTGGCGTGACGGTATGCAGAAAGGCGACCCGGATATGTTGTTGGGTAAACCTGTGCATTACCTGGAGAACATGCCGGATGTCGCCGCCGGTAAGCCTGTGCTGGCTGTGGGTGACTTTAAGCGCGGTTACTTCATCGTTGATCACGAAACCGGCACCCGTACCCGCCCGGATAACATCACTGAGCCAGGCTTCTACAAGGTGCACACCGATAAGTACCTGGGCGGCGGGCTGGTGGACTCCAACGCCATCAAGGTACTGGAAATCAAGGCAGCTAATTGATCCACAGGGGCTACGGCCCCTTTTCTGCCTGTAAGGAGTTCACCGATGAAAGATACCGATTTTGAAATCCGCACCGCGACACTGTCCTCCGCCGATAAAAAACTGGTGGGTTATGCCGTGAAGTGGAACAGCAGATCGGAAGTCCTGTGGGATGAGTTTGTAGAGCAGTTCGCCCCTAACGCTTTCAAAGATAGCCTGGCCGCCGGTGCTGATGTTCGTGCTCTGTACGAGCATGACTATACCGCGCTGCTGGGCCGCAATACTTCCGGCACATTGATGTTAAGCGAGGATGCTACCGGTCTTCGCTTCGAACTGACGCCGCCTGATACCCAGTTGGGCCGCGATGTGCTTACGCTGGTTGAGCGTGGCGACATTTCCGGTATGTCCTTTGGGTTCCGAGCGCTAAAAGACCAGTGGGACAGTACCCAGCAGCCGTATGTACGTACCGTACTGGCCGCCGAGCTGCGTGAAATCACTGTAACCAGCTTACCGGCCTACCGTGAAACTGATGTTCAGATCGCCAAGCGCTCATTGCTGACCCAACACCCGGAGCTGGTGGATTTACGTTCCCATTGGGCTTATCTGGCGGGGTTGTGATATGTGGCCATGGAAACGCAAGACCGAAAACCGCAGCATGAGTATTGACGAACTTTTGTCAGTTTTGGGTATTCCTAACACCAAATCCGGGGAGTACGTCTCACCGTCAACGGCTGAGGGGCTTCCGGCTGTGCTCAACGCCGTGGCCGTAATCAGTGAAGCGGTAGCATCAATGCCGTGCTACCTGTACAGAGTGACGCGCAACAATCAGCGCGAGGCCCGTACCTGGCTGGCAGATCACCCCGTTGACACCTTGCTCAACGAGCGTCCGAACGACTGCCAGACGCCCTATCAATTCAAGCGCACCATGATGCGCCACTGCCTGTTGAACGGTAACGCCTATGCGGTGATCCAGTGGGGCAAGGACGGCCAGCCACAATCATTACACCCGTACCCGCCTCATGCCGTTGTGCCAAAGCGCCTGGACGAGCACCGCTATGCCTACACCGTTACCGAGCCATTCAGCGGGCGGGTTCGTACTTACCTGCAAGAAGAAGTCCTTCACCTGCGCTATGCCACTGACGATGGTTTCCTGTCCCGTTCTCCAATCACAATTTGCCGCGAAACGTTGGGGCTGGGTATTGCTCAACAGCGTCACGGCGCCAGCGTGATGAAAGACGGCATGATGGCCGCAGGCATCATCACTACCGGTGAATGGTTCGACAAGGTTAAAGGCCAGAAAGCGCTGGATGCCCTGGAGCGCTACAAGGGGGCCAGGAATGCCGGTAAGACGCCAATCCTTGAGGGCGGCATGGATTACAAGCAGTTGGGTATGAGTAATCAGGATGCCGAATGGTTGGCTTCTCGTCGCTTCACCATTGAAGACATAGCGCGAATTTTCAATATCAGTCCGATCTTCCTGCAGGAGTATTCCAACAGCACCTACAGCAACTTCAGCGAAGCGAGTCGCGCTTTCCTCACCATGACCATGCGCCCCTGGCTGACCAACTTTGAGCAGCAGCTTAAGGCTGCTTTGCTGGTGGCCTCTGGCACACCTGGTATTCGTTATCAGGTTGAGTTTGATACCGCAGACTTGTTACGGGCTAACCCACAAGAACGCTTCCAGAGCTATGAGACCGCGATCAAGTCCGGCGTGATGTGCCCTAACGAGGCCCGCGAACGTGAAGGGATGCCTGAGCGTGATGGCGGCGACGAGTTTAGCCAGGCATGGAAACAGACCGTTGAGGTTAAGGGCAAAGGCAAGGCAGGTGATGCATGAGAACGGGAGCGATGCGCCATCGCGTGACGATTCAAAACTTTACCACTATCGAATTACCGTCCGGCCAGGAAAAAGAGGTCTGGGCCGATGTGGCTACCGTGTGGGCCGAAGTGAAGGCGATAAGCGGACGTGAGCTGGTGGCCTCTGGTGCAGAACAATCGGAGGTCACTGTACGGATATGGCTGCGATATCGAGCTGATGTCAGCAGCGCCAGCCGTATCTTGTGGCGACAGCAGGGACATGAACGTATGGCCTACGACATTGTAGCGGCAATTCCTGACCCGGAAGCCAGCCGGTTAGAACTGCTGTGTAAGGGAGGTATTAAGCCATGAGTGATGAGTTAATCAGTCTGGAAGAAACCAAGCTGCATTGTCGTATCGACGGTGACTATGAAGACAGCTTGATTCAGGGCTATATCTCGGCCGCACTGGAAGTCTGCCAGAAGCATATCGGTAAACGCTTTGATGATGGGCTGACCTTCACACCTGCCATCAAGATCGGCTGCCTGATGTACGTCTCTCAGTTGTACGAATACCGCACCATGATCAGCGATGTGGAGGCCAAAGAGATACCACTGGCTATTTCTGCGCTGTGGTCAGTCTACCGTGACGTGGGGATCTACTGATGCCGTGGCACCCGTTGAAGCGTTGCAATTATCCTGGCTGCCGTAATCGCGTGAAGTCTGGCCACTGCCCCGAACACAAACGAGAGGCGAACGCCAGCCTGACGACCAGCCGAGGCACGCGAACCCAGCGCGGTTATTCCAATCGTTGGGGGAAATATCGCCTCATGTATCTCAAGGCACACCCACTTTGTGCTGTGTGTGAGAAGCAAGGCATCTATACGCCAGCCAAGATTGTCGATCACATCATCCCGATTGAGGGTGAACAAGACGTTTTGTTCTGGCCACAAACCAATCACCAACCAATTTGCCAATCCTGCCATAGCCGCAAGACCACCACCCAAGACCCCACCACCAAGCAGCAACGCAAAGCTGGTCAGTTCCGAGAACAGGAAGAAGCCGCCGCCACCCGTTGGGATTGGCTGTATGAAGGTAACGAACATGACTGAACAAGAGATCAATCAGTTGGTTAAAGGCTTCCAGCATAGCCGTGATGGGTTCACCAAGCGTCACAGTAAGCCATCTGAACAAGTCACAGGCAAACGACGCTCACAGCGTGACCGGGAGCTAACCGAGGCGTTCAGAAACCGATAGCGGGCCGCTCCGACCGGGTGGGGGGAGTTTTCAGGACAAACCTTGCTTCGCCTGGAACCACCCGCCTCCTCAAATTTTTACGCGTGGCAATTTTGTTGAAAATAAAACCAATGGGAATTGAGTAAGTTATGGCAAGACCACCGAAAGCCCCCAGTTATCTGGATGAAATCGCCAACCAGCAATGGAAGGCCCGAGCTAAACAGTTGTCCGAGCGGGACGATCTGACCCCAGCCGATTGGGGCAACCTCGAATTATTCTGCGTGAACTATTCGATGTACCGCCGTGCTGTTGCCGACCTGGCCGAACGCGGATTCAGTATCGTGAATAGCCAGGGCGGAGAAAGTCGCAACCCCTCACTGAGTGCCAAGGCCGATGCCGAGAAAATCATGATCAAAATGTCCTCGCTGCTGGGCTTTGACCCGGTATCCCGTCGCCGTAATCCGGTAGAAACTGACGAGGAAGACGAACTTGACCGCCTGGCATGAGTACGCAGAAGCGATAAAAAGCGGTGAAATCCCGGCGTGTAAGCGGCTAAAACAGGCGGTGAAACGGTACTTTTCCGACCTGAATAACCCACTTTATGTGTTCGATACGGCGGTGGTGGAGCGCTTTATCGCTTTTTCTCGCCTCTGTCCGCATGTCAAAGGCCCATTGCGCGGCCAACCTATCGAGTTGGAGCCGTGGCAGCAATTCGCCTTTGCTAACCTGCTGGGGTTCAAGGTGCTGGCTACCGGTCGCCGCAAATACCGCAGCGCTTACATTCAGGTACCGCGCAAGAACGCCAAATCGACAGTAGCCGCCATGTTGGCTAATTGGTTCCTGGTGATGGAGCACGGCCAGCAGGATATTTACACCGCCGCAGTGAGTCGGGATCAGGCCCGTATCGTTTTCGATGATGCCCGCCAGATGTGTCTGCTTTCCAAACCGCTGCGCAAACGCCTGGCCATTCAGCAGCACAAGCTGATTTACGCCAAATCCAACAGCCTGTTGAAGCCGTTGGCAGCTAAGGCGGCGACTATCGAGGGGACTAACCCTAGCCTGGCGATTGTCGATGAGCACCACCTCCACCCGGATAACGGCGTGTATTCAGCGCTTGAGCTGGGTATGGGCGCACGGCCCGAAGGTGTGTTGTTCGCCATTACCACAGCCGGCAGCAATATCGTATCGGCCTGTAAGCAGCATTATGATTACTGTTGTCAGATCCTGGCCGGCGAAGAAGAAAACGAATCGCTGTTTGCGTTGATCTACGAACTGGACGAAGAAAACGAAATTGACGACCCGGCGCTGTGGGTAAAGGCCAATCCTAACCTGCATATTTCCGTTGATGCGGCAGCGCTGGCCGATACCATTCAGAAGGCCCGCGGCATTCCCTCGCAGTGGGTGGAGATGCTGACCAAGCGCTTTAACATCTGGTGCCAGGGTGAAACGCCGTGGATGGGAGAAGGTGCGTGGAAAGCCTGCAAGGTTGACTACAACGAGGCCGATCTCGACGGTCTGGCGTGCTATGCCGGACTGGATTTATCGTCCACCAGTGACATTACCAGCGTGTGCTATACCTTCCCGATAGAAGGCCGTGTGCGCCTGCTGACGCGCCATTACATCCCCGAAGCTCAATTGCAAAACCCCGCCAATAAAAACCGCACGTTGTATCGCCAGTGGGCAAAACAGGGCTGGTTACGCACCACGCCGGGAGATTGCATCGATTATGACCGCATCCGCGATGATGTGCTGGCCGATGCCGAACGGTTCAGTATTGAGCTGGTGGGCTTTGATACGTGGAACGCCACCCACCTACGGACGCAGCTACAAGGGGCTGGGTTTGACGTTGAGCCTTTCCCGCAAACCTACATGAAATTCAGCCCGGTAGCGAAATCGGCGGAAGTATTCGTCAACCGCAAGGTGATTGAGCACAACGGCGATCCGGTGCTGGCCTGGGCGATGGCTAACGTGGTGATGGAAACCGACGCCAACGCCAATATCAAGCCAAACAAGAAGAAGGCCGCCAACAAGATAGACCCGGCGATCGCCTTCCTGATGAGCTTTGGCACCTACCAGCTACAGCATGAAGAATTCGCGTTCGATATGAGCGACGAGCAGCAACAACGCCTTGCGGCATTCGACGGTATTTAAGAGGAACAATATTATGAGCATGAAGATTAGTGATGACCTGAAAACTATCCGCGTTTACGGCCCGCTACGAAAGTTTAAAGCGCTGGAGAAGGGATTGATCCGCCTTGCCGTCCAGACGCCAGCAGAAGCTATCAAAGCCCTCTCTGTAATCGTGCCGGGTTTTCAAAAGTTCCTTGCTGACAGCAAGGCAATGGGGCTTACCTTTGCTGTATTCACAGGTAAACGCAATATTGGCCGTGATGAGCTGGAATTGGGTTGTCAGGAAGACATCAGGATTGTGCCGGTTATCATCGGCAGTAAGAAGGCAGGTTTGTTCCAAACTATTTTAGGGGCAGTTCTTGTCGTCGTCGGGGCAATCACTTGGGCTACGCCCTTTGGTGCACCCCTCGTCATGACTGGTGCTTCCATGATGCTCGGTGGTGTCATTCAGATGCTGTCACCCATGCAGGGTGGGCTGGCTTCACGGCAAGACCCAGACAACAAACCTTCCTACGCTTTTGGTGGCCCGGTGAACACCATTGCTCAGGGTAATCCGGTGCCAATCCTCTATGGTAAGCGGCGGATCGGCGGCGCAATCATTTCAGCGGGCATCTATGCCGAAGACCAAGCGTAATCATTATGGGGCTGTAAGGCCCCATATAAGACGATTAACCGCCAGCCGATCTTACACCAGCCTTATACCCTTCTTTATACGGATCGCGCCCTGATGGCGTCATCGGCCCCATAGGTGCTACAGGCGGCATTACATTGCCTCTCACTGATTTATAACCATCGCTATAACCACGTGCATACTCATCTTGATGACTCAT